AATGTTAATTCAAAAATATCAAATGTATCATTACATTGTGTAAAACATTTAAATAGTTTTGTATTATCATAATAATATAATTTAAAAGAACCGTGACCAGGCGGATTATGACAAATTGTACGTGATATAATTACATCATGATGAATTTGTGGCTCTCCGCCCATATCAGTAAGAAATTCATATACTTGGTCAATCGTCAAATTGTTCTTTATATCTTCGAGATATTTTTTACGTTCTATTTCGTTCATTTTTCACAAACTAAAATTTCTATATCAGTATCTTTAAAAATTGAAATTATAATAGGTTTAACTTTATACCAATATAATCTATCTAATCCACAACCAATTTTTGGCATAGCTATTTTTTTTATATCATTTTTGATACAAAAATCACGAAGACGAAATAAAGCTGTGGTTAAAGATACATAAGAAGGTTTTTGATAATATCTTTCTTTTGTAACGAGATTTAAAGTATGTTCAACAGGTAAACAAATTCCAGATTGACTATGATTATGATATTCTTTTAAAAAATTTGGGTAAATTGTAAATAATTTTTGTCTCGTATTAAATCGTTTATCAAATTCTTTTGCAATCCCCGCTCCTAAAGCAAAGTCTGCACTAATACAATGTACTAAATAATAACTTTCATCGACTGAAAATAAATCTTGTTTAAATTGTTTAAAAATCATTTAAAATGCACCTTTCTCTGGAATAACATTAACTTTAAAATCTTCTATTTCAATTAATTCATAAACATATGATGTAGCAAAAATAGGATTAATTCTACATGTGCCTAAATCCGCTTTACACCACAATAGAATATGATTATATCTACCTCGTCTATTTTTATATATAGACATTTTAAGATTAGGAATTTCCATTCCCTTTTCAGAGCAAAGTTTATTTATAACTTCTTTATCTGCTTCTGTTAAATTAAGTAAGATACTACCCGCATCAATTTTATCGGCAATAGATTTTGCACCACGAAGAAGGTTTTGGTCAAAAATTGTAACGCTAGTATAATCACCATTTAACTGTGTACTTGACATAATAAAAATATTATTTTCAACAGCAAGGTCTTTAAGTCTAACGCTAATCATAAAAAGAACATTATCTTCTCTTAAACCTTTTACGGATGCGCGAGATGCTACTTCATGAAGAATTTTCATACTACTATGAATATAATCTAAAAAGAAATAACTAACGTTATAGCTTCTAATAGAAGTTTTAACTACATTCTCAATATCTTTTAAAGAGAAATCGTGGAGTTCTTTTAAGTATAAAGGACTCTTTTCAATTAAATCAATAGCATGGAGAACTCTTTCTTCTTCGTCTCCAACATATTTGTATGTTAAAATATGCTCTTCATTTACACCAGATAAGAAAGCCCACATCATAGTTTGAACTTCATTAAATTCTTGCTCCGTCATAACATACATAGTAGGCTGCGCGGGACCTGTGCTTACCCATTGTTTCTTTTCTAAATCATAAATTTCATTACAACCAATATAACAAGCATCTGCGGCCATTGCTCTAGACTTACCTACATTTGTTGCTGCTGAACGTAGATAAAATTTACCAAGGCGGGCACCACGAAACACGGTATTAATAAGCCTTCCATATAAAGGATAACCAATATCAGGGTTATTTTTTAATTGTTCAAATAACTGGCGGCCACCTTTACCGGCTTGAATTATACCGTCTGCCGCTCCGCCAGAATAAGATATTTTAATATTATCAATTTTCTCGTCAATTAAATCAATAATTTCTTGTTCAGTGTGATTATCTAACCAATCTTCCTGCGCTTGCTTTTTCTTTTGGTCAAAAATATTATTTAAATCATATAACCAAGATAAGTCCATACCTACCTCTTCGTTATATAATCTAAGTAATGTCATCTTTTTTAAACGGTGGTAATAATAATTAAATGCGGCAACTTGTGAATTTTCACTTATCTTTTCAAGATATTCTGATCCACGATTAGCTTTATACACGGCTAATTTTTTTGGTCTTGATTCAAGATAATCTTCGATATTAGCAGAAGATATTTTTTTAACACCTAATTGATGCAGATTATATATACTACCAAAAATAACCTTATGAAATTCTTCTATAAAATCATCAAGAGTAAAAGTATACTGTTCATCTTCTAATATCTGAGGATTTTGATATACACTGCCTATGATTTGAATTATCGCTGATGTATCTGTATATCTAACTTTACCCATTTATTCTTATTCATCTCCTAAATCTAAAAGGCGGGGTGCAGGTCTTTTAGGTTTAGGAGGTACAATATTAAACTCAACAACCTGCTGCCGCACTTGCTTGTTACTATTTTGATATTGTGTCGTATATAACTGTTGATAATATTTTCTTACATCTTCATATATATAAGGAATAATACCAATTCCGCCATGACCTTCCTCTAAATTACCATGATTAATATTATAAAACCAATGTAAACATCCTGTCATACCACTCCAGGTATAACCATATTGTTTTATAAAATTTAAGGCTTGCTTATTAATCATTACATAATTATAACCTGGCCCGTATATACTTTTTACACATTTAAAAAAATTCTCTTTATCAATTTCCTCTTGTTTAACACTATCGTCTTGAGACTCTGCACACTCTTTATGAGCATATCTTCGTGCTCCTACTTTAACAAAAGGTTCTTTATCTCGGTCAAAGGACTTTCCGCAATAAAGACATTTTACCATATGTACAGCCATTTTATTTCCTCATTTTATTTTTATTATATCATTTTTTTTATAAAAAAACAAGGTAGTGATTTATATCGCTACCTTGTTATTAATTATTGTTTATCTTTAAATAATTCTTTTAAATCAAAAACTATTAAAGATAGCTGCTCTGTTTGGTCTCTTGTAATATTAGCAATCTTTTTACCTTTACCTAAATATTTATCGGTAATTTCAGTAATATAAGGTGCATAATGAACTTCTTCTTCTTTTGATAGAGATGATAAAAGGTTACGACATTGTGCATAAAGATCGTCGAAACTAACTTCCGTAGAATAAATACTAACGTTTCTTTCCTCAGTAATAAATTCTTTTCCAGTATATCTTGCTTCTTCATCTATTGCATTATTTAAAGCATTAACAAGAGAGTCATAAGAAAAATCAATTTCTGGTTGCATATATTTAAAACGAGATCCGCAATCAACTGTTCCGTCAAGAGAACGTAAAGTTAGAACTCTTTTAGGTTCACCATCTTTTAAAACAAGATGAGCATAACCATAAATATCTACCATATCTTTAATAATTAAATTATAACTATTTCCAAGAGTTGGAACAATTTGATTAAACTCTGTGCCATCTTGTCTTTTAAAAGTTTTATCTTTATCGTGAGAAATAAATAATACAGCATAACCCATTTGAGTAACTTCTCTAAAAGTATCTTCTAACTATCTTTTTACTCTTGACCATCCTTGACCATATGGAATTTGATTAAGTGTATCAACCCCTGCTTGTGAAATAATATATTTCTAACAGGCGGCGGCTGCTATATCAATTGTATCTACAATAATAGAATGGAACATATCTTTAACTTCTGGTCTTTTTAAATCTCGTAGAATTATTTTCATATCTGCCCAGGTTGTGACATCTTGAGGATAAATATTTGGAATAGCATTATAACCTTTCTAAAACGCTAAAAGTAACGCACCAGGCATTTGTACTCCAAATGTAGTTTTACCGATTTTACCAGGGCCATATATATATGTAATATAACCGCTTAAGTCTCTACTGACTTTATGTGGTTGAATTTTTGTTAAATCAATCATATTTTTCTCCTTTACTATTTTCTTATTTCATACTCACAGTAAACACAAATAACATAGGGAAGATACCTTCCCTATGTTATTATTTTTATTACCAGTTAGTAGGCATACCGCCAAAATTAAAAGTCCCTTGAGGGATATTTCCCATCATTCCAGGATTAGGTACTGTTGCTTGGGGAGTAGGTGCTGCCGCATTTGCATTTCTCTGAGCGTAATATGCTTTTGCATTAGCCTTAACTTCTTCCAGATGAACATTTCTATCAGTAAGAGCCTTATTTAATTCATCTTTTGTGATTGTTTCTGTAATATCAAAAACATAAGGCTGAGGCTGTGCCCATGTAATAACCCATTCTCTTTCTTGACGAACAGAAGAATCAACAATTGTTCCACCAAAAGCATTTTCCATTACTTTATCAATCTTAACGGTAGTATTAATAATTTCTCCCATAACCTTAGTATAAACGGGATTGTTTGCAGAAGCATTAAGACCAATAAAATAATTTACTGAACCAGGTGCTTTAGAATCTTTTGCAACTAAAACAACAGGTAAGATTGCATTTTTAAAATCAAATACATATGCTTTAATTCTAACAAAATCTTCTGGAATGTTATGGTCGGGGTCTGCGGGAATTAAAGTAGCATCGTAAATAATTGTGTCGAAAGTAAATTTATTTCTGGCATTTTCAATAGGATTCAAATCAGAAATAAAAGTAACAAAACCACCTTCACTTCTTTGCCGTGTTACAAGCTGGTCTCCACCCTGTGGGAAGAAATCATTAAGAGCAAGAGAAGGCTCTACTCTCAACTTCTGGGCGGCATCCTTTCCTACATTAACCCATGTTTTTCCCCCTTCAAGGATTTGTTTTAAATTAACAAATGTACTATTAACTGTGTTCGACTTTGTAAATTCTTTTACGAAAGTATAATGCACAGGAATTACATTCAATCCTTCTTCATCCGTCGCAATAAAGATTTCTCCTGAAATAAAATCAAGACCATAAAAAGCTGAATTTTTATTAGTTACTTTCTTCATTTCAAGTTTGTGGTCATAGAGTCTACCTTCAATTTTCTAAGCATTAATATTTTTTCTCATATTTTTCTCCTAATTATTTTTTCACATTTATGTTTTCTTTTTTACTTTATATTAATATTATATAATAAAATTTTATAAAAATCAAATTTACTGATTAAACAAAATTAATTCTTCGGCATAAGGTAAAGTTTTCACCCAATTACAAAAGTCTTGACTCCATTCAGTAAGTTTATGATTTTTACGTTGTCCATACATATTTCGTAATGTTTCATAATTTGCTGTCCAAGTTCTTTTTTGCAACCATCCTTCTGGAAGCCAACGGATAAGTTCTTTCCAATATCTTTTATCTTTTGTCTCAAGATAACGTTTTCTTAGAGTTTCACATATATCAATAATACAATCTACACAATCATCCGTAGTATCTTCAATAACGTATGGTGTATTATCAAAAATAACTATATCTGAACTATAATCTCCCATTTCAAAACAATTTTTAGTAATAGGAGTACTGGCTAATTTATGCATTGTTGATGTTGAATTAGCAACCGTTGCTACTTTATAAGTATCGGCTTCTTTCCACCAATATAACGGTGCAGTTATATCAACAGAGACAAAAATTTGACGAAGAAATTTTCTATCACTTGAACCAGCCTTAATCATACGTTGAGCTAAATCTAAATCTTTTGGACCTAATAAAGCTAAATCAAAGATTGTCATTCCATTATCATCTTCTGATAAAATACTATTTTTTATAAGCCAATCTATATAACTATCTTCTAATCTACAATATTCAAGACTTCCATCTTCAATTATTTTTTGATTATTTTTTTCTGCTTTAATATTATAATCAGTTATCCATTCATGTGCAATTAAAAGAGTTGTTTCATAACTATATTCTTCAGGATACATTCCAAAACTACTATCACTTTTTTCCCAACTTTCAAGAGGGTTACGCAATCCGCGAAATGCACCTTCGAAATTCATTACTTTAGTATTCTAAAATTTCATTATTTGTTACCTTTCGTTACGTTTAAACCTACTTTATTTGATTGATACATCTAAATCCAAAAACGTTCTTTTTCATTTAACTTATCACGAGTA